TTCTGCTTGTACAATATCTCTGGTGGTTTCATTCGATACACCACCTGCCCATGCTGTAATAGGGTTTCTAAATCTCCTACCCTTCCACCAGTCAGGGTATAGCCCTGTTAGGTGATAGGCCATCTCTGCGGCCCCACAGTAAGACTTACCAATGCGGTTTGCCGCCATCAGTAGGCGTTGGTTTGCTCCTACGCCTGTAGAGTGGAAATCTTCCTGATACGGGTATGGGTCGTAGAAATCTATCTTGTTAAAGCGTTCTCGCTTTCTAAGTTCTCTTGCTATGTCTACCGCTTTTTGTATATCCGCTGGCATAAGCCGCCTTTGCTTGTTTCTGTGCTGATGACTTGCTGGAGTAGCACTTTCCAGACTTACCCCACTTATAACCCTTCTTTCCGTTGGGTAGTTTACATTCTTGTATGGGCATTAGTTAAGAGGGCCAACAAGGGCTTCCAGTTCTCTCTTTAATTCCTCAGTAGTCTGAGCCTCAACGTGTGACACTTCCTGTGAGATCTTCTCAGTAGGTTTAAGACCAGCCCTGTCCAGTATATCTTTCACAGCACCAAGGCGTACTGACTCGCTCTCCGCGCCTTCTGAAAGAGATTTCAGTTGTGATAAAGCACCGGGTACGCAGTCTTGTATTAACTTGCGTGTACGTTCCTCTATCTCTCTACAGAACTGGTTTTTTAACTCGTAACCCCTTTGTTTAGGATGGGAATACCCTGCCAGTTGTGCGGCTTTAGCGGCATTACCATGTAGACAGTATTGGTCTATGAATGTGTTTTGTTTATCTGTTCTCATGGCGTAAATGCCTCCCACAACATACCCGATCTATCTCTATCCTCATCATCCAAAACCCCTCCTTTAGAGAGAAGGCTTATATCAGCCACTCTATCCTGTATCTGCGCCCCATATTCTCGTATGGTTGGTTTATAGTTTATAAGTCCTTCCGTCATTTCTGTTAAATCTTCTACCCTTTGTGGTGACAATATTTCTGATGATGGGTCTGGCGTTTGATTTATTACAGAATTTGCACCGCCTTTTTTATCTTTATAATAGAGTTTACCCTCTAAAATTCCTTGTTTATTAGGTTTCTTCTTCTTTGCTATTCTAAAAGGTACAGTATCCATAGCAATAAAGTTATTTTTAGAGCCTAAGTCTAAGAACGCTTCTAATCCCTCACTACCGCTGCCCTGCTTCATCTGATCGTACATAACCACAAAGCCTTCATGGTGGGGGTCGCCCTTAACTCTATTATCTAGGAATTGTTTGGGGAATTTCCTACCCTTCCTTACAAGCATAATTTGATTGACATGGGCAAGGAGTCTGTCCTCAATCAATCTTGACCCTTGTATAGATATGTATCCCCCAGAGTCTTTCAGACTTGACATTAGGTTTTCTATCCTTTCTGCCTGTTTTGGTTTGCTTAGGGATGACTTTCCAAAATAATCTTTTGCCACTTTTCTAATTGATATTAAGTCAATGGGTATATCACTACCAGCAAAATCTTTAAGAACCTCTGTAAAATCTTTATACGCTTTTACTTGAACGTTACCATAACCCGCGGCTTTTGCGGCAGTATTTTGGTATGGCTTTGAGTTAAGCGAAACATCCCCGGTCAATTCCTTGCCAAACCCTTTAGGAATCCTGCTGGCAATATGAGCCAAAATGATATCGTCACCTATTTCTTCTGGAAGTTCCAAAACCTCCCTAATCATAGTGGGATTATTTTTCATCTCTGTAACACTCCCCACTCTTTGTTTGGGGAATATATATGGGCCAAGGCTTTTTTCAAACGCCTCCCTTCTCTTGTCGTTTGGTTCAAATTTTCTAAAAATAGAGGATTGATATGCTAGTTGTGCGTGCAATTCATTCATTAACACATTCTCGTTAACTGGGATTTTTGTAGCCGTTGACTTCAGCCCCAATAAATCATAGTGTACTTTTGTTGCTTTTGGATCATTTAGGGCTTTAACAATTCTCCCCAACTCCCTAGCATTTGACGGCCCTATTCCAAATTTTGCAAACAAAGCCGCGCTTTTAGGGTTTATAGCCATCTCCCCGAAATCTTGAGCAGTCCTAACTACTGAATTTAAAAGGTGCAATGGTTTCCCCAGTGCTGCAACTTCCGGGCTTAATTCCCTTGTTACAGCGGTTCCATCAGGCTTTAAATCGCTAACCTTATTTCCGTACCACGGTGGAATTGTTATTTGGTTGTCGCCTATGGTTACACTTCTAGGATGGTTTTGCTCATAACCTTTAGTTCTACGGGTTATATCCTGTAATAGGGCTGGGTCAATTATGTTTGCCTTACCCATCTGCTTGCCTAGATATGGCAATGATCCAGCCATCCCTTTTGCAAGTTTGAATATTGGTAGGTTCAGCGGATCATATAAGATATCTCCAGCGGTAGATAATCCCGCATAGATATTAGGGTGATCCACCATAAACTGCTGACCTAAAAGCCCCTCAGTTACATCCCCAAAATTCAGATTACCCCTGTCAACATCTTCCCCTGAGATACCCTCTAACGTCTTTTCCAGCAGGTATTGTCTGGGAGCATCAATAGACCTCAAAGCCTTTCCTAATAGACCTTCTTCCTCTTCTTCAGGAATTCCTAATTGCTCATCAAGGTATTGTAAGTTAGCCATATATTAGTGAATTCTTATGAAGGTTAAATGTCCAGATGGTGAGTGGGTAGAATATATATTATACTACAAGAAAAAAAAGGGGGCCGGGGGCTGAATACGAATCATTCGCGTTTGCGTTTGGCTTTGGCACGGATACGGCTGAAATCTTGAATGCGAATCGTTCTCATTTGCATTTGGCTGACACGGATATCACACGGATATCAGATACGAATGATTCTCATTTGCATTTGATCTAGCATAACGGGCGCGAACTATCAAGACTATCGAACAATGGTACAGAATTGGTTGCTTGCTTAGTTACCGCATTATTATAAACTCTATTAATACGGGTATAAAAAGAAACGCCTTGCTTTTGTGGGGTGTATGTGCGTGGGCGCACAATATGATATAAAAAACCCTTATGCCCCTATAAAAACATTAGTCGCACTAACACCGTTTATATGATAAGGTTCGGGTTCGGGCAATGTCGCCCCAAACAAAGGTAAAAAACAAGGTAAACAATTATGATTATGTTCGGATTTGTTTTTGTAGGTATATTTCTGATTCTGTTAGTATATTCAGAAATTCGCAGGTATTTGAAATATTTGAAGGGTAAAAAACGATGATCACGGCATGGAAACTATTTAATCAACGAAAAGATGGTTCTATCGGGCCTCTTTTCATCAATCGCAAACAACGAATTGAGCCGGGTATCTGGTACCCTGCCGAAACGCACCCCACAAAAGGCTTTAAGGAGCGCCACGGGTGGCATGGTACAGCACAAGCCAGTGCGCCTCACTTATCATCTAAGGGCCGCGTGTGGCGGCAGGTGATGCTAGACGGCGTTACAGTCATGCGAAGGCCAGAACATCAAGGCGGCAAATGGTACATTGCCGAAAGTATGCTAGTCTTAGGTTGATAGCCTAATGCTCGCGCCCGTAGGGCGGGCATTGGAGTATCAACACCACAACAAAGGTAATAGCAATGTTCGAAGAAATGGAATTAATTGAATACACTTACATTGATGAAAAAGGACGCACAATAACGCGCCTAAAGCCACAAAAACCAGTAGAGCAATACCGCGCCCACACGGGCGGATTATTTGACGATGATCTGATAGAATCTATTGAAGACTTAACCGGAGAATAAAATGAACCATGACGAACTGCATTACAACGAACTAAAGACTAGATTGGAACTCATCAAAGAGGCGCTAGAAACGGCGGATTATCACGCCTCACATTATGTTAATGCGGCCATTGCGAATAGCCTGTACCGTGAGGAAAAGGCGCAATCTAGCGAAGACGCCCAAAAAATGGCCCTTCAATCGTTCCTGATTAAAGAGTTAATCTGTAATATTGACGATATCTAAACCACTAGACGCTCCCCTACGGGGGAGCAAGGATTTTAAGATGCTAGAACAAATCAAACTGAGCAAAATGAGCGGCAAACTTTTAGGTATTGGCGCAATCAATACTGATACAACCACAAATGATTTTTGTATCAGACAACACGCCATATCGAAAGAAAAGAATAATATCTGCCCGCTTTGCTATTCTCACGCCATGCTAACCACGTTTAGAAAATCGTGTATACCCGCCTTTCAACACAATTCTAAACTAATGGCGGAATTGATTGATTGGGATTTATTGCCGATCATTAATCAGGCATTTTTTAGATTTAACGGACATGGCGAATTAATAAACTTCAACCATTTTCAGAATATAATAAACATCGCCAGAAAGAATCCACATTGTAACTTTGCATTATGGACGAAACGCGCCTCAATTGTACGCCAGTTCAAAGGCGAATTGCCCGACAATCTGATACTGATATTCAGCAACCCGCGCATGGGGAAGGTTATCGGCGTACCTAGGGCATTCCACAAGGTATTCAATAATGTGGAAAAGGATTCTGAAACAGCTCAGAACTGTACTGGCAAACGTTGCATGGATTGCCTGTTATGCTACCGCAAGGATTCTGGAACCAATGTTATTGTTGAGGCCGTAAAGTAACTAACCCTTTAACTGGTCTGACCATTGACCCGCCTGTAAAAGGGCGGGTTTTTTCTTTCTGCAATGTAACTCTCTATAGGCTCAAGTATTAATACGCCCCATAACGCCCTGTAATGCCCTACACGGCGATTTTACGGCTAACCGCTGTCAGGCACTAGGGTGTCACGCAAGTCCCGCTGTTGGGCCTTACACTTGCGATTGTAGGCAACCTTGGGCCTAATGCGATAGGATTTATTTATCCTGCTGAATTTGGCTGTCAAATTCCTACGCTCTAGCCTTGTTTCTCTGTCGCTGCTCATAATAATTGGTCTAGTATTGGTACAGTGATTTAACTGCTACATTCTGTGGTATACAATATACAACCCCTAATCTGGGCATACTACTAGACAACCCCTATGTGATAGGTAAACTATCTAGGGAAGGTAGCCTGTAGATTGAATATTATCAGGGGTATACAATACACGCCGTATACGGGGGCGGTGATCCCTTTCGGGGAATAACATCACTTAAACCTGTTTTAT